GACCGCCATTGGACCGCCCGCATGACTCTCAGCGGGTACGCCAAAGAGGCCCGCGCAGCACGGATGATCGTCGCCTAACCGGAGGGGCCCCCGCTTTCGGGCGGGGCCCCACCCCCCCGGCCAGGCTCCCGGGCCGGCACCCGGGGTCCAGGCACAAAGAAAGCAGCCCCGGGGGGCTGCAATCTTCGCTGCAATCTGTCGGGTGAATCCGCGGGTGAATCTAGGCGGCCACCTCTTCGTCGGAATCGTCGTAGGAGTCGAACGGAGCGCCCAGCGCCTCGGCCAACTCGTCGGGGTACTTGGGGTTGGCCAGTTGGGCGACCCTGTGCAGCAGTGCTGCGATCACGAGGTCCCGCTCACGCTCCACGGTCAACGTCCGGTACTGGGACTTCGGGACAGAGAAGGCGAGGGTGAATGCGTGGTTCCAGGTCATGTCGACACCTCGTAACGGAGCCGACCGTCGTTCGTTCTCGCCGCCCGTCCCCACACCCTCACCTGTCGGATGTCGGCGTCCCAGAGGTCGTGAGTGTCACGGAAGGTCTGAGCAGCAGCAGCGAACAGCCAGACCGAGGCGAAGACCGACGCGTCCACGGCGTACACGGGCCGGCCCGGTTTGATGAGCCGGTGGTAGGACTTGAACCCGAACCCCCACTTCTGGCGGCGCAGATAGGACAGGTCCGCTTCCCGGAGTGCGTACTTCACGGTGGCCCCGGGAGGGCCGGCGTTGGGTAGGACGAGGATGTACCCCATCGTTGGAATGCTCATGCGTCGTCCCGTCGTACAAGCCAGTCGGCCCACTCATCGAACAGCATCCCGGCAGTGCCAAGGTGCAGGTCTTCGGGGTCCACGCGGTCCAGAAACGGCACCGCATAGACATCCATGATGATGCCCTCATGGGTGATGTTGATCGTCATGTATCGACCGTCACCTAGACCGACTTCCGTGTGGGACCGACCCAGACCGTTGTTGGTCGTGGTCACGTCGCCTCCGGTGTGGTTGCCTGCCTCGTCGAACTCGCAGGTCTTCGGGTCGCCGTGTATGGCGCAAACGTCTGTCATGTCGCCTCCGGGTGTGGTGTGTGGATGGAGAAAGAGCGGGGCCGGCAGGGCAACACCCCTGAACCCTGCCGGCCCCGGTTGGTGGATGGTGGTCAGACGACCATGTTGAGGGCGTTGCGGACGGCTTCAAGCAGCCCGTCCTCGGTGATGCCCTCCCCGGTCTCGGCGTCCTCGATGAGGGTTTCGATGTCGGTCTGAGAGATGAGGTCGTTGTTGGTGATCTGGGCCTCGACCTCATCCGTCACGGCGGATTCGATCTCCGACTCGATGCCGCCTCCGGTGATGAACTCTCCGACGGCGGCGTGGACGGCCTCGATGGTCTGAGGCGAGAGGTCGCTGCTGGTCTCGACAGCGCCTCCGGTGGGAAGGTACGGACCGAGTGCCTCGGCCAGTGCCTTGAGCAGTGCTTCCATGATTTGCCTTTCGTGTTAGGGGTATGACTTACACCGAGAACGCTACCGCCAGTTGACCCCAATCGAAACCTCCCCCGGGCGAGGAATCTGGGATTGTTTCTGACGGTCCATCAGGTCCGAATCCCGACCTTGACGAACGACGCAGGCCCCGGCTCGATCTTCCTTGCCCGCCCCTTCGCATACAGAGCGACGACGTGCCCGGGAGCGTCGTAGTAGCGGAAGTCGGACAGGTCACCGTCGATCACCGGGATACCGTGCCACTCCCCGGCGTAGGTCGCTGTCTCGAACTCGGGACCGAACACGACGGCCACACAGGCCCCGGTCTCGGTCTTCGCCCGGATGGCGTCCACGGAATGATGCTCGGTGGCTGAGAAGCAGACCCGGTACCTGGGTGCTGGCCACTCGTCCCGGCTCCAGTCCTTCGTATAGTCATAGGTCACGACGTTCTCGGGAGCCTCGGTGAACAGCCACCCGGCGAAGGCGTCCCAGTTGAGGTCGGTGACGATGTTGAGCCGACGGCCGACCCGGGGGTGGCGCTTGCTCGCTAGGACTGTCTCCCAATGGATGAGTGACACGGCGGCGTCAGGATCGACCCGGAGGAACTCCGTCCGGTCGATGCCCACCTGCTGGGCTTGCGGGATTTCTAGTCGGCCGGTGTATCGGATACACACGTGCCGACACCCGGTAGTGCTGTGAGTGCAGCAGTTCAAGGTCGTCGTCCGTGCCGGGCTCCCGGTGAAGGAGATGGTGGGGATGGCGTTCTTGTCGGTCTTCTTATTGGACCGTGTCAGGTACGGCCGCTCGGTGGCGACCACCCCGGCGCTGAAGTCGAACCACCGGGCGCGGGCTTCAGCGTGGGGGATCAGGTCCGGTTGGGCTGTCTGTAGGTGCTGGTTCATGGATGTCATACAGAGAACCCTACCGCCAGTTGACCCCAACCAGACGTGACGTGTGTCACACCCCGCCGGGCCGCCCCCGGGCATCTCCGGGGTGCTCAGCCGGCCTCCGGGTGTGACTCCGGTCACACCGAGCGGTCTCCGGGGGTATCTGGGAACTGCAATCCCCGGCCCTGGGACGCGGGTGAATCTGGGAACTGCAATCTTTCCTCGCCGAGCGCGGGTGAATCCTGGACGCGACAGAGCCCCCCAGCGCCAGACCGCTAAGTCCTGCGCCTTGGGGGGCTCCCTCCACACGGGACCAGAGGTCATTGGTGGAGGTCCTCCACCTGATGTAGTGGAGGTGTCTATTCCGATTGGAGCGGGCCGCTCTCACACGTGTGCACCCCGGGAGCGGCAAGCCAATCGGCGTTCTTGGTCAGTCGTCGTACAAGGTGTCCTCCTTGGTGACGCACTTCTCGCAGACGGCCTCGTAGCCGCCGTGCTCGTCCATGACCCTGATCTCGCAGTCGAGGTCGATCGCCTTGTCGCACCGCTCGCAGTCCCAGCAGCAGCAGAGGACGCAGATGTCACCGAGGCGCATGTCCATCGGCTCCCCACGCTCCACGCTGGAGCAGGTGCTGCCCGGGATGTCGTTGTGGCAGATCGGGTATCGGCAGACGGTGCAGAGCCGGTTCAGGTCGTCGGCCGGCTGGTGGAACTCGGCGTGGCAGTCGGCGCACCAGAATGCGGTGATCCGGTGGATGGGTGGTGTATCAGTGGTGTGAGTCATGTATTCAATCTATCGTCAGTTGACCGAAACCAGACGTGACATCGGTCACGACGACGCCAGCCCGAAGAACAGGAAGGTCTTGGACCCCCGGGGGATGTTCTTCCACCGTTCCTTCTTCTCGGCGGGGCTCTGCTCGACAGCGATCGCCGGACCCCACTTGTCGTCGTAGTGCTTGCAGAGCGACTCAGCGCTCCGGGTCGGGCCGTAATACTCGCCGTGAGGGAACCACTTGCAGAGCCGATCCCAAGCCTTCTCACAGCGCTTCTCCGGCTCGGTGTAGACGTGACGGTACTTCTCGGCGGTGTCCAGCCAGAACGCCCACTGCGTTGCGTCGATGATGGTGGCCATCAACCGATCGGCGGTGATCCGGGGGGGACGGTCGATCAGGACGAAACCGTCCTTCTCAGCCATCGTCCCGGTGTAGCCAGCGTGGCCGTAGTTGAACCGGTCAGACTCGACCTGCTGGTCGAAAGCCTCACCCACGGTCTTGCCGATGTTGTCGATGGCGAACTCGCAGGCGCCCATCAGACGACCATCCCGGGACCCTGGCGGGCCATGCCAGCCGACACGTCAGCGATGTCCCGCTCGTACCCCAACTTGAGGTCTTCGAGGAAGTCGATCGCTTCCTGACACTCCTCGTCCTGCGACTCGTCCCGGGTGCCGATGTTGGCGAGCAGCCAGTCACACTGCTGGACGTGGTACCTGAGGGACTGGATGTACCGGGCGCTCATCGCTTGACCCCCAACCATGCCGCCATGTCGTCGTTCCGGCTCTCCCGAGCGATGTCCTCGGGGGTGACGTGCGCCGGGTTGTAACCGACGGTCCTGATCGCCTTGCCGGTCTCCGGGCGGCCACTGATGTCGGCCAGTGCGGCGTCGATGTGGACGAGGACCAGTTCCTTGAGGTGACCGAGCGCCAGCGCGTATTCGGCGAGCACCATGGCCCCCTCTGGCGGGGTGGAGTCCTCGATGATGAGGTCCATCCAGCGCTCGGCGTTGGTCGCAGCGATGGCGTCGTCCCGAGGCCCCATCTGGTCGAAGAGGTTCTGCATGTTCGTCATGCCCCCACCGCCTTGAGGCGCTCAAGGATGGCCTCGGCGATGGCCCGAGCGTTCTTGACGTTGGTGATGATGTTGACGCCCCGCCAGTCGATGTCGAAGCGGCGGCTGTCCAAGTCCTCGTCCTCCCCGCCCAACAGGTAGGTCGAGGTGTGGATGTCGCTACCCCGCATGTCGGCAGTGACGAGGATGTTGACGGGCTGGGCGTAGCGGACGCTCTCTTCCTTCGTCCAGCCCCCCGCCTCGTCGGTGGTCTTGGTGGTGATCTTGAGTTCCTGCATGCTGTCCCTTTCGGGGTCGTGACCGGAGAGAGTTCTCCGATCTCCCCTGAAGGGTATCCATGGGGGGGTCGGCTTCCACCGCTGGTGGACGTGACATGTGTCACACGATCTGGAGCCGCCCCGGGGGACTCACAACGACTCCGGTGGACTCTCAATGACTGCCCCGGGGTCTAAACCCGTGTCTTGTGGTACTCCCGGGGGTGACCAAACCCCCTCCCGGTGCTCAACCCGGGCTCCGACGCCCGGTCAATCTGGGAACTGCAATCCCCGGGGCCTAACCCGGCGTGAATCTGGGACTGCAATCCCCCGGGCGGTTACGCGGGTGAATCCGGGGTCCCCGGGTGCAATCCCGGCTGCAATTCCACGCGTGAATCCGCGTGTGAATCTGGGACTGCATCTTGGGGGCAGAATCAGCGGGTGAATCTGCCCCCAAGGGTGCTGACGGTAGGGGAAGGGTCAGTCAGCGAGTGATGCAGTGCCTGGTGTACCCAACTTGGTCGCGAGTGCGCCCTTGAGTACGGATACTGCGGCTGCGACACCTGCGCCGGCCATCATCTTCCACTGGTCGACGCCGAGGTCGAACATGGAGTTGCTGGCCATGGCACCGAGTGACGCCTGGATGAAGGTCGCTATGACCCTCTCAATCAAGTCACGAGAGAACATCCTCATGTACCTCCTGATAGTTGACCCCAATAAACAGCCAGCCCGAGCAAGCACGCGAGTGGCCCTTTTTGGGGGTGTGGGTTGGGTGTATGGGTTGGTTGTGCGTATAGGGGTTCTGTGTTTGGTGTTTGTGTTTGTGCTGGTCTTGCGGTCGACTGGTCATTGACGGTTGATGAGGGCCATGGCGATCGCTGTTATCGCCGTGATGATGCTCGCCGGCACCGCATACATCCACCGTTCAACCATCCGAACACGCTGCTCCAGGTCATCAGATTTGCGTCCCTGCGAAACCATCACAGCGTCAATCTTCTCCTCAATGGCCTCTAAGCGCTCATTGAGAACAGCCAACGTGATCGCTGTTTGCGTATTCCCCCACGGGTTGCTGCTGTCAGGCATCTAAGTCCCCAGTACGGCATGCCACGTGGCCTGATCCACGTCACCGGTCGTGTCGATACCCAGAACATACTGGACAGCCAAAGTCGTCTTCCTAGTTACCGGACCGAAAACGCCATCCACAGTCAGGAACAGGCCATCAGGGTCACCGAAATCCGAATCAGCATCCCCTAACAGCATCTCATTGCAAACCGTTTGCCAAGCCTCTACCTCAGAGCCAGCATCACCAGACTTGAGAGTGACCTGACCCGGAACGTCCCCTTCGTCATCGTCCTCCCAGGAATCATCCCCAGGAGCAACAGCAATCTCAGCACCACTATCCGTCTGCCCCTCCCCCCCTGAGTCTTGACTGGGAGGTGTCTCTACGACGCCTGCGGCGGGCCTCGGCCTACCATGACCACTCGGGCCTTTCGGCTTCACCACGATCGTGTCGGGGTCGACAGCCGGGCGGGGCCTGCCGCCCGTAAAGACGGGTTTCACTTTCGGCTCTTTGTCAGCCATGGCTCACTCCTGGTTTAGGGACTCCCCTAAGATTAGTCGAAGCGTCGACGGAGTAAGGGAGCCCGCTCCACATAGACGGCCACGAGGGCCTCCAGGCGACTAACGGCCTGTTCGAGTTGAATGGCGACACCCTGGGGCTCAGCATTGGTCTTGGGAGGTGTAACAGCGGGCATCGAGAGGTCCTGGTTTCTGCTTGGTCACTTAGTCTCCCACACGATTTTGGATAGAGAGGCTGACCCTCACAGTTGACATCGGCGTTTTTCTAGTAATGTATGACTTAGGGCACCTATACGGAGGTCTTGAAGTGAAGTACACGATCGAAGGACCGGACCTGGCTCTCGAAGCATTCGTCGTCAGCGACGGATACGAGAAGAGCCAAGTCGCCCTCCTGCTCCACATGCCCGAAGCGACCCCGAGAACAGCCGCCATGTTCGGACGGTACGCAGCCAAGACCTGGGACAAGCAGCCCAGGTACGCCTGCTTCGCGGCTCAACCAGGGTCCATTGTCATCCGATGGGCCGGCAAGGCCGTCGACATCTCCAGCCAAGACGACCTGGCGAAAGTGATGGTTGGGCGATTGCGCTCGACGCACATCTCGGGCGAGTTCGGCTCTTTCGGTCGCACCTGGGTCGTAGACACCAACGCTAAGGTCACAGCAGATGAAGAATGATCCCCTACAGCCCCACGAACGAGGCAAGGCCAGCGACAGCAGGGGGATGAACAACCCCAGGGAAATGCCCAACCTGTTCGCCCAGTTCAGGCGGGCACCCGCTTTGCCGCCCCAGGGGACCCTGGTCCCCAACGAAACGGTTGCGTCATTGAAAGCGCTGCTGGGAACTATCGCAGAGACCTTTAGGGGACATGGTATGGTCGACCTCGCTGCGGAGGCCGATGAGGTCGCCGCCCTTCTCTAAAGGCCGGAATGCCCGCCAACTGCACTCAATCCGAATCGTCATACATGGGAGGCTGCCGCTGCGGCGACTGCCGGCAAGCCCACACCGATCGTGAGCGGGGACGGCGACAAGGCAAGAAGGCGAAAGTGATGCCGCTGTCAAAGGATGGCAAGCCCGCCAGCAAGCCCCTCCGCTATTATGACTACGACACGTACACACGCGACGACATTCGGAGAGCCCGTGGATGGGACGACTGACAGTTGTGTTGGTGAGAGCACCAAGTTCTTCGAGGGCACTACACCACCCATAGACGACGAGATAGCCCAGGAGATTCTGGCCTACGACGTAACCCATCACGCCGGTGGCGTTTCGGTGTTCCACAACGTGCTCGACATGTCCAGGTGGGACGAGTTGGAGCCCTGGGTCGAAGAGCAGTCCAAGATCGCCCACGCTAACCGGTGGACTTGGAAAGAAGACGTTGAGGGCAACACCTACGCCCTGAACGAGGACAACAACAAGTTCACCGCCGAACAGGTCGATACCGCCCCCATCCGCATCCTCTACTGCGTGAACCAGGACGGCATGGAAGGTCACGACCCGACGCCAGTGGAGTACGTGAAGGTCTTCCGCGACTGGGAAGACACCGTGTACAAGTGTCTGCTGGGCTACATCGACGAGTACCCGTACATCGTGAACCAACTCTGGTGGCGAACCAGAGGCCACTTCATGAAGTACAAGACCAGCGGGTTCATCGGCCCCCACTCCGACTGCGACTCCAACTACCGGACAGTCGACGGGAAACGATTCCACCCCCACACCGAGTTCCCCACCAGGCAGACGGTGAGCGTTACCGCTTACCTCAACTCTTCTGGCGTGGACTACACGGGCGGGAACCTCTACTTCCCCTATCTGGACGTTGACCTGTCCTGCAAGCAGGGTGATGTCTGTATCTTCCCTGCGAACTTCATGGGCCTCCACGAGGTTCGTAACGTCGAGAGCGGCACACGGCACGCCTACCTGATCGCGTTCGGGCAGGGCACCGACCCTCGGACACAGGACGGAGAGTTGGATGTCAAGGAGCCCGAACAGTGCTCGATGTGGACACCGCCGACGTTCCTAAACAATCTCCACGACGACTACACGCATGTGTTCCACCGGTCACCCAGGTGGGACATCAAGCAGGCGTACTACAACCCGATTGCTCAGAACCGGCCGCTAGAGGGCGAGGGCTTAGATCAGGCCGGCGGCGACAGGTTCACCGACGAGGAAGCCATCGAACTCATGTCCAGAGCGGACCCAGATTCCAAGCAACTAGGACCCACCGTTCACCAGACGTAACCGGTTCCACCCCGTGAAGCATCCAGGATGGGAACACGGTCCCCATGCCTTTTCCACGCTTGCACTCCCAGGTCCCTGGACCGTCGTGCAGGTGGAGGTCACCGCCTTCGTAATCGTCGGGGTCTGACAGTTGGATGGTCGCTGACAGTTTCCTGTTGGCGTTCGTCCCACCCCAGTCTGAGTGCCGGGCCTGGTGATCCCCCTCGACATACTTCAAGACTTCGACGGAGGGCATTCCTACCCCGCCCCAGTGCGTGTCGAAGTTCCAGATGTTGTGCTTGTCGACAAACTCCTGGACGGCCACGACGATCTGAGGGTGGTGCCGGCGGTCGAGGAAGTGCGCCGTGCAGGACCGCAGGCCGTAGTCGTGGACGTTCTGCTCACCCCCGTGCTCCGACGTTTGAGGCCGGCCGCCACACTTTCGAGCGATCTCGATGATGTGGTCGCACATGCCGGGGTCGAACGCCTCCCCCTCGGAGAAGGTGTTCATGAGGTCACCTCTTGATGATGAGACCCGAGAACATCCCGCCCATGTTCCACCGGGCCACGGTGTTCAGGCTCCAGGCACGGGCGATGACCTCGCCACCCTCGATGAGAAGGTAGGGGGCTTCCGACCGGGTCTTGATGGTCTCGCCGGTCGCTGAGATCGTGATGGTGGTCGTCCCAGCCGAGTTGTTCGGGTTCGTCGTGTGGACCGTGTAGACGTGGTGGGGGTTGCCCTTGCACCTGCATGACGGGATGCACACCTTGTGCTCGGCGCACTCGTGGTACCAAGAGTCCCACTCGATGTGGGGTGCGATCGAGTGAACGGCCGGCTTGTCGCACCGGGTGTAGCGCTCGGACGCCTCGTCCCAGACGACGTTGGCGGTGCACCTGTCGTGCGTCTCGGCGAAGTGGCCGATGGCCTCGTAGGTCTTGCGGTGGGTGAAAGTCATGGTGTGCTCCTCGTATGTCGGTTTGTGTTGACATACGGAGCCTACCAGCAGTTGACACCTCAACGCAACCCAAAACTGGGGGATTTATTTCTTCGCCCACCTGAACCTCTCCCTGGCTTCGAGGAACGCCTTGCCTATGTCGAACGAGTCCTTCTCGGCACCGGAGAGCCTCTCAACTGTACGTTTCTCGGGTTTAGAGAGCAGGTCAGCCTCGCCAGAATCAACATCGTGTTTTGCGAGGGTGTCCGCGATCTGGACGGCCATCGAGCCCAGATGCTGGATAAACCTCGGGCTATCCAATCCACCGGGCCCATCGTATTCGAGCCTGTGACTCAGCAAAGAGAGAGCCATCTCCCACGTTTCCCTGGAGGGCTTGTTGACCCCAGCGATCCTCGCCCAGGACTCCAGGTTCCGTTCCGCCTCGAACTCCTCAACCGTGTAGTGGAGTTCCTCGGCCTTGTCGGCGATCTTGACGGCTTTCACCATTCGGTACTGAATCTCGTAGGGGTTCGTCACAGAATCAACCGGACCTTCGCCTTACGTTTCGAGACGGCGTTGATGGCACCGGAAATAGCATCAACCTGATCGTCGTGGCCGCCCTTCGGGAACTGGACGCATTCATCGACAAGCGCCTTGTTCCATCTACCCCTAACCAGGCGCACGTTGCCCATTTCGGCCGCAGACGAGAACACGCGTGCCCGCTCTTCCTTCGACCCAGTGGAACGAATGCCCTTGAATGAATACCCAACGAGAACGCCACGGGCGTAGTGGTCGATCGTGTTGACACCTGACGCTCCTGGCTCCTGCTCCATCATCACCTGAGTGCCGTGAGGGTCCATCTCCGCTGTCATGCGGATCAAGCGCTCAACCTCGGCAGGCGTCCCTCGCATGCGCTGGATGTCGAGAACGTAGTAGCGGCCCTCCTCTAATCCGATAAGAGCACCAACTGTGTAATCGGGGTCCTTGCCCTTCGCTTCGGCTGTGGCCGCCAAATCCCAGAACCGGACCTTTTTGGACTTCTCGGGCGGGGTGTCAATGAGATCAAACCAGTCGGCCTCGAACATGCCGCCCTTCTCAGTGACCTCCCAGTTGCCATCCAGGAGGCGGGCACGTTCCACGGCGTCCAACTCCATGAGCGACTCCTCATAGGCGAACCTGTCCAGGCTGGGATTGTCGGCGATGCGGGCCGGCATGAACTTGCGGTCCTCAGACGGGTTCAGGACGAACCTCTCGTACACCCAGTCGTTGCCTCGCCCACCAGGGTTGGTTGCTGCCCTGATCCGTAGCGGCACATCAGCGAGGGTTAGCCCACAGTGCGGGCAAGCCTTTAGCGACGGATCAGGGGCTGGTTTACGGACCCTGGAGAACCCGATGTACAAGTAAACCTTGTCAGTGGGCCACTGTGTCAACTCGTCAGCACCGACGAACTGGTAGGCGAACGACTGGAAGTTGTAACGGTCCTCATCCCGCTC